TCCATCTTTTTGAACTTCGCCCTTTTTATTTAGCAGTTTTATAGTTTTCAATTCAATTTCTACTGCAGATTTTTGTTTTGATTGTTCCATACTAATAGAATTATTATTTAAATTTTAGACCTTTTTATTGCTATAAGTTTTGATGTCATTTTTCTAATGCTTTTATTTTCTTTTTCAATGCCTCAATTTCTTTTTGCTGTTTTTTGATAAGTTCTATCGCAAGTATAGGAAGTTTTGTCATCTTAATTCCAACTGGCTTTTCTGTGCCTTCTATGGGGACTTCTTCATATTCAGCTGGGATAACTTCTTCTGTCCCGTCCTCGTGCTTGATTTTCTGTTCTTTTGTCTTGACAACTTTCTTGAAGTCAGGAGCAAAAACTACTGCTTGGGGATAAATTTCAGCCAAATCATCAGCCAGATAACCGAATTCTGGTCTTCCTGTTTCTTTATCTATCCAAGATTTTAATTTAAGATTAAGTAAGTTAGAAGGGTCAAGAGAAAGGTTTTTGATATTTTTCTTGAATTTAGCCCCTGAAGTTTCAGCGTAAAGTTCTTTTGTGGTAGTGTCGTATTCTACGGTAAGACCTCCTGCAGATTGTTGAGTTAGACCTCTGACATATAATTTATCACCAAAACTTACACTGCCTGTCCCAGTATAAATAGCATAGTTGCAACTTGTTCCTCCACTCACATCAAGTATATAGAGCCCATATTTATTAGTTACAGATAAATTATTTGTGCCTGAACCACCATCATCTGTACAAATTTCTAATCCTTTGCGAGTTGTAACTGTTCCACTAATAGTATATCCAGAGTTGGCATAAGAAGCAGCGTGGACACAAAGCCCAGTTTGTTTTGATAAGTTTCCGTAACTATTTCCGTATCCCCCTATTAAACTTCTTATAAACCCTCCTCTGGAATACCCACTTTGAGTTACACCTGAATTTAAATAGAGTAAAGAATCAAAATAAACACCGTGATCATAGATGGTACAGCTCTGATCTACTGTTTTTCGCATTTGAATATCCACTCTGTCATCACCAGAGTGAGAAGTAAGATTATATCTTCCACTTATTTTCTCTGGAAAATCTACTTTCGCACTAAAAATCATTTTATCGGCACTCTCATCCCACCATATCTTTGGGCTTCCTGTTACTCCCACAGTTATTAAATCAGTATCTTGATCAGAGCCTGGATTTATGTCTATGCCATTGGCTGAATTGATATTAACCTGTCCCTCAAAAGTGGCATTTTGGGAAGAGTCAATAGTTAGGGCTAAAGCAGGAGTAGCCGAGCCACTTGGAGAAGTTTTGAATTCTAATCTTGTTGGAGTACTCCCATCATCACAATTTCCATCAGTAAATGCCATTATTACTGCCCCTCTTTCAAAAGCAGGTGAACTTGAGCCAACATAGGAATGCCAAAATATCCCTCCTAAATTTACATTGCTTCCTGTGATTACTGTTGGAGATGAAAGAGTGCCTAAACTTCTACTAAATGCAATTCTAGGCTCGCCAGAACCTATAGAATTATAAGCAGTTATTAGAGTGAAATATGCGCTAATTTCCTGTTTATAAATGTCCGAAGAATTGTAATTAAAAGTCCATTTTGGACCAGTAATAGTCTCATCAGCTGTCTTATCTACTAAATTAGAAACACTTATCCCATCAATAGTCCCGCCTGTGATTGCTACATTGGCAGGATTATATTGCTTGTAAGTGGTTCCATCTGGTAAGTCATCTTGGGTTGCTCCGCCAGAAACCACACCTGAAGATGCTTTAAGGACGCCTGAAAGAGAGCCAATTTTAGCAGAAGACATTTGTGCTTCTCCAGCTGATGTTACTCTAAATTTCTCAGCCGCAGTTGTCCCTCCAGCCATCAGATTAACTACAAAATCAGCATCTTCAGAACCGTTTGAAATATCGGTTGTTACGAAATCTATACTTCCTACAATTTCATTATGACCAATTGCAGTTTCTAACTCAAATTCTATGCCAACTCCTATTCCTGCTGCAGGTTCATCGTCAGTTAAACGAGTAAAACGAATTGATCTCTCGACCGTATTTGTAGAAGCAAAAGATTCTTCTACATGAAATAGCTTATCTGGGTCAACTGTCCCAACACCAACATTACCATCAGGTTGTAATACTAAGTCTCCTTCAGTTTCACTTTGAACTCCAATTATTAAATAATTAAGTGTTTGAGCTCCACTATCATAAAATGCTCTAATTATCCCCTGATTACTAGAACCTGAACCTATTCTAATTTTAGGATTACCATCATTTGTAGATTTCCAGATAGTTAGATCATTGCTAGTAACTAATGTTCCTACCCCCGAAACATTTCCATTATCATCAATTGTTACTGCACTATTTTGAATAACTTTTCCAGTAGTTCCATCAAATCTAGCAATAGCATTATCAGTAGAAGAGCTGGCTCCATCTGCTTTATTATCAATTAAATCTTGTATTACTTTAGCAGTAATGTTCAATTCAATTCTATCACCGCTTTGATGTGCATGAGCAGAAGTTCCTTCTTGAGCTCTAACAATTGTCCAATTATCACCCGTGCCTTTACTAGTAACTCTGACAATTTCCATGTTAGGATCATCGTCAGGTTCAGCATAAGACGATTTCTTCCAGATAACACAATTAAACTCAACATCAGGAAATTTCGCTCCATCTCCTGACTGAAGATTCAGGCTGGTTGTAGTACTATCAATATCTCCTGCCAAAGTAGATTTAGCAAAATTTTTAATCTTATCATATGAACTCATAGACTTAATTACTTAAAAAATCTTTTAATTGTCTATATGAATTTTCTCAACTAACCATTTTGGTAATTTCCTACCAGTTTTCCATTTTCCGTAACACTGATAAGAACAAAATAATCCCTTCTGTGCTGAAGCATAAAAAGTAAACTCTTTACCACATTGCTTACATATTCCTTTACTTATTCGCAATGGCTTATGTCGCACATATCTTCTTGCCATAAAGACAAGTTGTCCTAATATACTACAAATTTAACCTCTACTAGTTTTACTAGTAAGTGAGGCATTTGTTCTTATAATCTTACAACCACTCAAGATATTTACTAGCTTGAACCGCAAGTAAAAGTCCATGTAATCTCAAGGGTATCGTTTGCTCCTTTGTTTATTGTGTCGAAAGAAGCATAGCAAAGCATTTGTCCAGAGCCAGGAGTAGCGTTATTAAAAATTCCAGCTTCGGTAATAGCCCCTGTTCCATCACCAGCACTCCAAGTTGCTTTATAAATTACATCATTGTCATTTGCCCCAGTTCCTTGTTGAGGATACCCAGTATCAAGAGCATTTCTGTCTAATTCATTAGCTAGACTATTGTCATTGGCAGTTTGACCACTTCCTGTTCCAATAGCCATATGGCTCATCTGAGCTAATGAATGAGTAGTCAATTGTTCGGCAACCCATTTATCTCCTGCAGTTGTAACAGTATTAGGAACTTCTCTTCGATCAAGTAAAACAGTGCGAACTCCTTTTAATTCTCCTGTTGGACCATAAAGCTTCGCTACCATTTTCCCTCTTAATCCAAATTGACTTTGTAAAGTTTTTTTGTCCATAGTTATTTTAATTAAAGTTTCTCAGTTTCTTTAATAATAGATTCAGCTCGAGATTTCCAAACTTTTTTCATCTCAGCAATAGCTTTTTCATCTCTCTCAAGAGTTCCTACTCTCATAAGATTAACTGCCGTTTCTAAATCAAGAGATACGACCTTTCCTTTTGGTAAAAGCTCGCCATTATGCATAAATGGCTCTTTAACTTTTGCTTTTACAATCATAGTTACAATTCAAATTATTCTATTCAATGACCTTTATTTTTTATTTTGTTTTATATCTTCGTCTGCCAGTAGAACGCATCATCTTATCTTTCGGTGGCTTTGTAAATGCTTTGTGTAAATATTCCTGCTTTTTACTGGTAACTAATGAAGCAATTCCGCTATCAATCAATCCAAAAGCAACATTATTATCCACTTCAATAATGCTTCCCTTCTGAAAATTTTTGTAGTTTTTTAATAATTTTATTTTTTGCATAATAACTGTCTGATTCGGACAGGTAATATTTTTATTATATTACCTGCCCTATATCAAGCAATTATTACGGAATACTTATCAATGCTTTCACAGCATTACCAAGAACAACATTTCCAGCAATTCTTTCCACAACTCGGATAGCTGTCTGATCTTTTGTAAATGCTGTTTCGGTTTCTTGGCTCACCTTAACAGTCATTCGCTTCCTATCCCCAAGCCAATAAGCTGCTTTCAAATCTCCAAAATAAATCTCGCTTTCTGGAAGATAATTCAACTCAACAACAGGATAACCATGCAGTGTAGGAGGTTCTTCTCTATTTCTTGGATCTGACCACAAATAGCGTCCTTCATTATCCTTTAATTTTCTTAACTCTCTTATATTAGTTCTATTAACATAGAACTTTGCTCGGGGATGATACTCTCGTGGCAATTCATATTCTAGATTAATTATATCATCAAAACTGAGATTTCCTGAACAGCTAATAGAAGAAATTGTTCCAGCTGTTCTAGCAGTCGTAAGCCCAGTAGGTTGAGTAGTTCCATTTCCCTGAGCAATAACCTTATCTTCTTCTCTACCAATAGCTTCAGCAAATAGCTGAATAATCAATTTAACCACATCAATCTCAGTAGAATCTTCAATCAGCTCATCTGAAGCATACATTATAGCTGCCATCTTTTTGGCAGTAAGCGTAGCTTCACCAAAATGAGCTGTAGTCGTGGATTTCGTAGTATTCTCATCCGTCCAAGTTACTTGCGGTCCTGAAACCAAAGTAGGGATCTTCATCACATCCCTTTTCATAGGAACAACTCGTACTTCCCTTCTCATATGACCAAGATCCTCAACAGCACGCACAACTTCTGCACGAAATTCGTCAGGAAAAAGATAGCCTCCATCGGCTGCTGTTCCTTCTGATAATGCTTTTAGCGCAGCATGATTACTTTGGATAGCAGCTTGATAGAAAGCTACTATTTTTTCTTTTGTCGTAAGCTCACTGTAATCTTCTTTCTTTGCCGCTCCTTCCAATATCTTAGTAACCTTACTGTTTTTACTTAGCTTTTCGCTTACTAAATCGTCAATTCGCTTTTTTATGCTACCTTCAACTTTTGCAACAATAGTCTCAGTAACTTTATCAACCATTTCTTCAATTTTTTTCTCTTCTTCCTGTGTTTCTTCCTGTTCTTGTGTTTGTTCTTGTTCTTGCGTTTCCTCCTGTTCTTTTTCCTGTTTCTTTTTAATTTCTTCTTTCCTCATAGATAAATATTAAACTCTTAAACACTATCTATATGCAAAGTGTTAATTTTGCACTTTGCACTTTTTACATCAAAGCATGTAGCAACTTGCTACTACCTTTGGGTCTCGACTTTTATATATTATTTATTTTTCTTTTTTATTTGGCTTAAAGCAAAGTTTGAATTTCTGGCAATCTTTTGTAAAGCTCGCCGAACTATTGTTTCAACATTTACTTGATCTACTTTTACTTTCTGATTCTCTTTTTGAGGAGGTTCGCTTAAAGTAAGCAATCTCTTCAATGCTCTTTCTGCCTCTTTAAGAACTTCCAAAGTTTCAGAAATTATTCTACGATTTTCAGATGATAAAACTCGTCCTTCTTTAACAACAGTTTCCTGCTTTTCTTTTTTGTCTTCTTCTAATATAATCAATCCTTTTTCTGCCAGCTTTTTTAATTCATCTTCATTATATTCTCTAAACTCAGGGACTGGTTTATCCCATTGTTTATAGTGTTTTGCCAAATGATTATAAACTCCTTTCCTATCACTATCTGGTATTTTTACCCCTCCTCTTGCTCCAAATAAAGCAGCCATTGCCGCAGCTACTCCACGCCAAACAGCAACTTGCCTTCCATCTCCTTTATGATGGGGAAGCTTATACCATTTTCTCTCACTAGGATCAAAATGCTCTGTGTCAGATTTATCAACCCAAGCATGCATTGTTTCTAATCTTTTAGCGTTTCCAGTTGCTTTTTTTAATTCTTCACCAGCATTCCAAGGTTCACTTTCTGGAGCTTTACCAGTATCTTTAAAAGGGATTACCCCTTTGCTCTCTATTGCTTTGCCTGGTCCTGGTCTCTCTATCCGCCTCATTTCACCTCCACATTTTGGACACTTTACATTCCGACAATGCTTATCTGTTTTAAGTTTATACCCACAATTAAGGCATTCACATTCATACATTTGTTTTTCTTCTTTTACAGCAGGCTCAAATCTTATTCCTTTATGATCCTCACAATGTTTTCTAGCTTCAGCCTCAGTCCAAATATCTTTAGGATATCGATAACCTTGTTCAGTCATTGTAGTTTCGCCTTTTAATTTGCCCATTATTACTCTATATTCTTTTCCGTTATGTTTTCTAGTCGTTGATCTAAAACTATCTGGCTGAAAATCCTTAGGATCACGAAGTCGACAACTATGTTCATTAGGGTAAGGCTTTTCAACATATTCTGCTTTACAACTGTCTCCATATTCTTTTTCCTTGCACTTATCTTTAATCCAAGCTTCTATTTCTTCCACTTTGTTATTCTTTAAACTTTTAGCAACTACTAAAGCATTTGGATTAGCAGGAACAGCTACAGCTGAAATTTCAAGCAGTTGATTTTTTCCTCCTTCTTCTTTTGCTGGCATATAACCAACACTAAATGCTCGCAAAAAATCTTGTTCATACATTTCTTTTATTTCTCTTGCCAACTGTGTAATAGTGTGAAAAACGGGTTCAAAGACTAATCTTTTCTTTTTACGGTCAATATGAATATTCTCAGCAACTCCTATTGTAAATTGAGGTTTATAATCGTGTCCTGCTTGAATTACAGGATTTTTCTTGAAATTCTCTAAATCCCAGTCAGTGACCTTTAATTTATCTCCTACTCTATCCTCATCTTCAGTAGAAGCAACGGCAAGCATCTTGCCATCTTTTTGTGTAACCAAAGCTTTTAAGTTTTTCTTTTCTTCCATAACACTAAATAAGTTAATATTTAATTATTAAAAGTTAGACAAATCTTTGATTTTAAGTTTGATTTTTACTTACATCAAACAATAAATCAAGAACTTGAAGATTTTACTACAGGTAATAAAGTGCAACGGCAATTACAATGTAAAGGCGGATATTGAATGCTATCGTAATCAAAATGAATCCCCATGAATTTATCTCCTTTGTTGAAATAATTTTTATTAAGAGCCATTGTTTTTCCATTCATTGCCATACAAGCTTCACAAGTTCTTTCATCAAAAGCAGTTAACCATTCTTTCCCTTCTACTACTCCTGATTGAACATAAGCTTGTTCAGTAGCAGCATTTGATGCTTTAATAATCTCTGTCCTAGCAATTATCGCTGCTCGATTTCTTTTAGCTCTACGAAAAACTTCTTTTACTCTTTTAGTTAAATCATTTGTACCTTCTCCTTGTTCAATACCTTCTTGTAAGGTTTCTTTTAACTGTTCATTTGTTGTTTCGTTTATTTCTTTTGAAAATTTACGAGTATTATTCTTAATATAATTCCTAACAGGAGGAGCATCTACACTAAAAACAGCTTCAGGATTTACAAGTTCAATAGCAATATTTCCTTCTTTTTTCATTGTCCTCTCAATTAAAGGACTCAATACCGTAACGAAAATAGCAGTTTCCTTTCTTGTGCTAAGCAAAACATCATCAATAATTCCTTTTTGTCCTCTTAAAATCTTCAGAATTTCTTTTTCTTGATTATCAAATAACTCAACCAATCTTTTTATAAAAACCTTCTCAATTCTTTCAGAAACTTTTATCTGTGCTCTCCAAAAAGCTTCTTTTTTTTTTATACCAAATTCCTTTTCGGTTTTCTTAGGAAATTCTTTTTTATTTTGCCTTTTATAACTTTTCTTTAACTGCCCTTTTATAATCTCTCTTATTTTCTCTCGTAATATACTTATAGCTTGCTTTAATTCTTTACTTTTGTAATTTCTTAACTCCTCTTTACTAGCATTTTTAATATGTAAATATCTTAATCTTTGCTCTTTGACTTTAATTTCTTCCTCTGTTGGAGGATTAGCAGTACCTATTCTTATTACTTTTGTTGCAGGTTCAGCAGATCCAGTAGGCATTAAATTCATTGGTTTATATATATCATCTCCACCTTCTTTAAGAGGAGATTTACCAAGAATAGCTCTTGCTTCGTTGGTACTCAAAATTCCATACTGCATACCAACCTTACACAATTCTAAATCAAAATTCTTATCTTCAGCAACAGGAGAAACATAATCCAAAAAAAGGTCTTCGCTATTTGGAAACATCGGAACAAGAAACTCATTCAACTGTTCTACTAATCTCTCCATCTTAGGAGCAATAGTAAAAGCGTTGAAAACAAAGTTAGCTACTTTAGCACTAGCCAAATTAACTCCTTCTGTCTGGGCAACTACTGCTTTTGGCACTCTAAATATCCCTAAAATTTTATCTCTACTAAATCTTTGCTGATTTAGAAAATCCATATCTTTCTGTGAAGGTGATATTATTCTATGCTCCATATCACCAAAAAGAACCATCATTCTATGTGCTTTGTTTAATCCTTGATAATTCTCTTGAATTGATTTCTTTAACTCTGCTCTTTGTTGCTCTGTTAAGTTTGGTATTTTAATGTTCAAAATACTAGCTGGTCTAGCTGCATTAAAAAAGAAATTTTTATTCCATTCCTCAGCATAATTATCTAAATCAACAGTTCTGGCTACTGCTTCTAATGTCCCAAGTCCTCTTAAAGGTTTAGCGGGATCAGGTTGTCGCAAAAAGATAACCTCATCTGAAGCTAAAGGAATTTTTTTATTAAGACCAACTAAATAATCATATCCCTCAACGATTTGCCCTTCTTTTCCTAATTTAATACTTAACTTGTCAGGTTTCAAAAAATACAATCCAACAATTCTTTTACCAACTCTTTCTACATACCAAGGACTTTCTCCTGTCAACTCTAAATATGCTTGAGTAATCCAAAAATGATCAAACTTTGTTGTAAAACTGTTAACTTTGTATAACACATCTAAAATAGGATGATTTATTACCTGTTCTATTCCTTTTTTTGTTTGTCTATACAATCTTAACTCAATACTAGCTACTCTATCTGCAATAGCACTAATAGCAGTAAATACCCATCCTCTTGCTGCCTTTAAATACTCACTGGATTTCATTTTAGGAGCAGATTCAAAATTAACAGCATAAGCATCTGGTTCAAAAGCTGTAGGTGGAGGGCTTGTCGCTTTTTTTTGATATCCAAGTTTTTCAAAAATTTTGTTGACAATATTCATATTTATAAAAACAAAAATACCTTTCCTATACTACGCTAAAAATTTCCACTACTAAAAATAAGTAGTAAGAGCATTCTCCAGCGTAAGGAAAGGTGCTTGCAGAGGTTTTACTCACTTGGAATAAAACTTACTCCGCCTTATGGAACTATGACAGAAGCTTCTAGCTTCTAAAGAAAGAATAAACTATTATTTAAAATTTGTCAAACCCTTATTTGTGGATAACTTACCTTTACTTGTGGACAACTTTTTCCTTAATTTTTCGTAGAAATCTAGAGATTATTCTGTTATTAAATATCAGAACTTCTTTTTTTTCAATAGATTTCTGACAAAAAGGACAACGCAAAATAAAATCAGAAACTAGAAATGGCTCATCTGTCTTCATAAGAACTTTATTGCATCTTGGACAATGCCAGATGTATTTATATTTTTTCATTTTTTAATAATTTGCAAATTAAATTATGATATTCTTTAACCGATATTCTAACATCAAAATTTTCAATTGCCCATTTTCGTTTTATTTCCACCTCTTTAATTCTTTCCTCGGGTTTTAGAAATCTTTTAAGATCCTCTGGACTTTCTGCTACTGGCATATTAAGTAAATATGATGTTATTGTTTTGTTATTGCTTTTATACTTCCATTTACTCTTACTACTCCGTGGATTTATTACAATATCTCCTTTAATTATATTTCTATTAACTGTTTTCAATCTCCATCGGATATTTTCTAAGGATAATCTTTCAAACCCAACTGGTGGAACATAATCTCTATCAGAAATCACAATCAGTTTCAAATTGTTTCTGTATAAAAACGGAATTGTAGTATCAAGTAAAGGAAAATTCTGACTATAACCAAACCATACCACCGATTGAGCTAATCCTTTATGCACCTTTTTTTCTCTGTGAAATTCCAAATCCATTCTATCAGGAATAAAAACTACAGGTTTATCAGTGAAACTCTGAATTGCCTTTTTTAACTCTTCTGTTGATGTAGTAATTACATCGCATTCATTTATTGTTTCTTTTGTTCTATATCCAAAATGTAGAAAGTCAGCATCGCAAATATCTAAAATTTTTAATCCTTTAAATGCTCTAGCATGCTCTACAAAATATGCTTTTTGATAAATCACAACATCATACTTTTGTCCCATTTTAAATATTTCTGCGTTCTTCCAATATTTTACTAACCAATGCCCACGAATACGGGAGCTACCAATATCCTTTTTTCCATGAAACTGCTCAAAAAGCAAAATGCCACATTTATATTTTTTTTCCATTTCTATAATTGTTTATTACATCTTCTAAAAGTTGACGCCATTCTTTTGTAAATCTATCAATATGAAAATATTTTATTGCGGTCTCTCTACCTCTTTTTCCAATTTTCACAGTTGTTTTATAATCAAAAAGCAACCTCTCAATTAAATCAGCTACATCTTTTGGATTTCTTTTAATAAGAAACCCATTTTCTCCGTTCTTAATGTATCTATCAGCATCTTGATTAGGCGTAGTAACTACACAGCAGCCTGATAAAAGTGCCTCCGTTTTCGCCCTCGGCATTGGACTTTCCCTCGTAGGATTAAAATAAATCAAACTTCTTCCTAAGAACTCTCTATACTCATCCCAATTATTAAATCTTACATCAACTGTAATATGACAATGTATAATTCCTTTTTTTTCTAATTCCTCTCTTACAGCCTCTAAAAATACTCTATCGTAATATTTGTCTAATCCAGCAGGAGAAATTACTGTAACTACTCTTGGTTCTTTTGGTAAATCCCACCACTCATTTGGATCAAGACCATGAATAATCGGTTTACCAAATCCCCATTGCTTTGCTGCTGTATAAGAATTAACCACCATTACATTATTTCCTACTATTTTTTTTACTCTCCTTATTAATTCAGAAGACATTCCTATTTGATCTTTAGTAAATCCTCTTTGTCTATAATCTTTTTCTGTAATATCACAAGGAAATCTCTCTGGATAATAAGGCGTACCATGCATAATAACTATTTTCGGAATATCTTTAATCACAGAATTGACTTGCATATACAAACTTCCTTTTCCCCTGCTTTGTATTTCAGGTTCTACACATTGCTGATCTAAATGTAAAATAGCTACATCGTATTTGTCTTTTTCATAATGAGGCACCCATTCAATATTAAACTTCTTTACCATATCTCCTCTGGGCATTTTTGAATATTGCCGTCTATGTTGAATAAGCCAACTCCATTTAGTATTAGGAATCTTGAGGAGCTCATATTGATGTCCAAGGTCAGAGATGCCAAGGGTAGTTGAACACACGAATTAGTTTCTCTACCCTTGGCATCTTTTCTTTTTTATTACTTTCTATCATATTTATTTATTAAATTATCAAAATATTTATAGGAATGGTATTAGAGGTTATTTTTGACATAAAAATTCGTTAGAGAAGCTTTATAGCGCCTATATATATCGTTCTATAGGAGATAGTTTAGCGTATTTTATAGGAGATAGTTTAGCATGAACTGCCCCGTGATCTTTTCTTTTGATTTCTATCTTTTTAAATCTAAATTTATTTTCAGGATCTAAATCATAATACTGTCTTGGACCGCAAAAATAGTTAAAAGTATTTTCCGTCCAAAAGCTTTTATGTGTTGGGTCTCTAAAAGATCCTTCACTGCCAGCATAAGGAACAACAATATCAAACACACCATCTTTTTTCAAAATTCTGTGGCATTCTTTCATAACAAATATCACATCATCAGGATATAAATGTTCTAAAATGCTATGAGCATAAACAACTCTAAAGGTATTATCCGAAAAAGGCAATCCTTTTGTAATGTCCCAAATTATCTCTTGTCCAAAATCTTTAATATCTATACCAACAGTACCTCTATGTTTTGCCCATCCACAACCAATATCTAATTCCTCTGATAACAATTTTTTATTATTTTCAGGTTTCAATGGTTGCAATTCACAATAAATATCTGGTCTATCATTAACAACTTGACTTATAATCTTCCATTTTTTTTGCACAGCATCAGTTTCCAATGCTTTAAAAGTATATTCGTTATAATATCTCTTATGTCTTAATGCATACGCTTTCAAATTATCCTTATGAGGAACAATAATTATTGCTTTGCCTTCTGGTTTTAGTATTCTCCAGAATTCATTAATTACAAACATCGGATTATCCAAATGCTCCAAAGTATGTTCACAAAAAATCTCATCTACCGAATTATCATTAAAAGGCAGGCAATATTTTTCAATATCCCTTACATATTCTTGTCTATAGTCATTTTTATCAATTCCAATGTATCCTTCTTTCTTTTTTTGACCGCAACCTACATTAAGTTTGGTCATTTTTTACTTTTATTATATGAATTTCATCCCAAGTATCATAATTACAGGAATTTTCCTCTAAATAATTCCTTGCTAAATCTCGCATTACACTTTCAATACTTCCTTCCATATCTAAAAAACCTTTTGAAGTTATTAAATCTTCTTTACTATTAACGTATATTTTATATATTTTTTTTCTTTTTCATACTCTTTTACTTCTACGTTCTAAATCTTTTTTATAATCCTTTACACACCCATTTCTCTTTTTTCTTCTCATAACTTTCCGTCTTCCAAAAGTTACAAATCTTTTTACCAGATATTGGAGAAATAAAACACCAACATACAAGATTATCTTTGAAAGACACTAAAACTCCCCTCTTTTTATTTTTCGCTTTATCTAATTCTATTTCTGCTTTTCTAATTATTTTTTCCTTTATCATAAACTTATTAAAGATTTTAAGTATAAAAACTATTTCCTTCCACCTCTTCTTTCTAAATCACGAATATAATCTTTGTTAACCTCCCAAAAATCTTTATCCCAGCCGTACTTATACTCATGTAATTTCTTGTCCATTTTCTTAGCCATCTTATAAGCAGTCTTTAATCTTACTCTTATCTCATTTCTAACAGTTTCATTTCCAATAGCAAAAGTCAAATCGTAAATCTCTCTCAAGACCTCACAAATT